CCGAACTCCGGCAGGTTGCTTTGAATAGGATTTTTGTTCATAATTGATCTCGCAGTTATCTGTAAAAGCGCTTCGGGTCTCAAACTTCGGCGCTTTTTTGTTGTCTACGAGAACTAAAGTAAGTTAACTTACCTAATAAGTCAATACAAATGGTAATAAAAATTACTTTTGTGTTTTAATAGACAAAAGAAAACCCACACAGGGTGGGTTATTTGGAGGGTGATAACGCTATGAAGAGAGAATGCTACTTGCAGGCATGATGCTTGCTATATTTCCCAAAATTTCAGCCTCGCGCTTAAAATGATCTTTGTTGACTCTATCCTCAAGAATAATCTGAAACTCAGCATCATTTTGAAGATTCTGCACATCAAACATTTTTCTGAGTAACTTTCCTGTTTTTTCTGCCTCAGGTTTTGCATAATCAATAAACTTAGAGCCACATTGGTAGTTAAAATCATAAGATGTGCCCGTATGGCCAATTACTTTTGGTTTTAAGATTAAGTTATCTTTTCCAAATTTATAGAGCAAAAAGGTTTCAATTTCAGAAAGGATTTCTTCCAGTTCTTGGTCAGTAGATGGTTTGGCTTCATAGGAAGTTAGTCTTCCAAGCACATTTAAATAATGACCTATAGCAAACTCCAAATCCTGAACACCAGCTTTACACCAGATGCGATGTTTTTCAAATCTAATTAAGCCATTTGTATGGGTGTTTCTCACCAATCGAGAAATAATATTTTCAGTTTTTTCAGGCTGAGGTAGGCAATCACTCATAGCATGAAAATTTAAGCTAAAGTCATTTAAAATAATTTTATTATTATTTTGCGAAATAAAATAACATGCCGGCTTTCCGGACGAAAAGGTCTGGGGCGTGGTTACACATAGATGCTCATCATCAGCATGATAGACATGAAAACCAAGCTTCTCGATTGAATCTTTTATACTTGAATTCATTAGAATAGCTCTCCTATAAAAGGTTCATATTTATTACCAAAACACTGCAAATTGGTCTGTCTTTCAAATTCTGAAAGCCACTGAAACCATGTCCAATTATCAGTATCTCTATCATAGCCTATCGTTTGTGTGGCCTTCAATAAATGAGATCCGTGTAAAGTTAAGCCTGGCTCCCTGTGGGTTGGGTGCTGAAGGTCAAATGGAAGCACTTCAATTTGAAGCACTATGTTTTCTACATTTAGATGACGTACTCGAAGGTCTAGGGAGTGTCGCATGAACCCCGGTGTCTTAATACTCCTAAAAACAACAGAGGCGCCAGGTATTGTCGCTCCCGTATCTAGCCTAAAGACTTGGTTTGCACGAAAATGGATGTAATCAGAGCCCGGCTCATGTGAAAAATCAATATCATCATAAACACATTTTGTTTCTTGAAGAATTTCAAGCATACGCTCTTTAGATATTGAATATTCTCTTCCCATTATCCCCCCCTTAATGCTCTCAATTAAAATATTTGGATAACTATCAATCCCATGTTAATTAAATCTTTTACTGTAATACAGGGTGTTGCTGGAGATGTCTAAATTCACCTCTTCAAGCATTGCATTCCGTACATTGTCATTTAAATCTAAAAAATTAAAACCCATGTTCTTCTCCACCCGATCTGTTGTAAAGACTGTGTCGGGTTCACAGTTTAAATTTCTTGCTGCCCTGAAAACTCAATTCTTGAAAGAAAGCCAATGGGTAAAGCTATTTGCTCTCCTGTGATGGTTTCAAAATGAACCCAAATTGCTGATGCTTCATTCTCAAAATTAATACTAGTTAGTTTTACCAGATTATAGGGTTCTGCTTTGCCAGACATGATTATGTTAAAGCGACAATTTTCCTCACGAACATAGGAGATGAGCATTTGGTGTATTGCCGTCTGCTCAGAGCTTGTTAAGCCTCTATATTCGTGTAGTTCCAGTGGCTTGTATTTTTTGCTCATGGTATTTGCTATTAATTATCAGTTTATGTATTTTTAAAAATAAGGGTGAGGGGGAGTTCGAACCTCCCCCTCGGTGCTTACCAAGTGAAGAATTTGAATATCGATAAAAAGTCGATTTTTATCTTTAATCTAAATCCATTCTTAGTTCGCAGTTCCAGTAAAAACATGGCATAAACCTTGTAATTGCTGGTAGGCACCTACCAATATAATTGGTAACTTATATAGCGCTATGCCTAGCGCTTGCCCTGAAAGTGTGCGCACACCGTAGGGGCGTCAGCTCACTATTGACACTGGACCTTGTCCTGCTCCCTGAGCAACGTATCTTTAGATCACCTTTAGCAGCTTCCTAGGCTGCAATTCGGGATTAGGTGTCCCGAATCCTTTAATGAGTTATTTCCCTATTGTGTCTCACCACAACCCCAATAATTGATATTTCAATAATCTGGTTGATTGGTAGTTTAGAGTTGTTCATAAGTCTTCCTGTGATTAATGCGAATAAGGATGTTCTTGTCTGTGCTGACTTGGCGGCACGATATCTGTAATAGCGGTAATACTTTCAACTTCATCCATGTCAAAAGATAGGCGTTCGCCACCATTAACAGCCAACAAACTCAAAACCCCACCATTTATTCCAACAAATTCCTTAATTGTGCAGCGTCCATCCTTTAAGCACACTTGTACAAATTCAGTTGGAACTGGTTCAGCATCTGGATCGCAAACTACATACCAACCGTTCCGAATTGCTGGAAACATTGAGTCGCCAGTGCCTTTAATACCATAGGCTCTTGGACCCGCTGTATGAGTTGGAACATATCCATCACCTGCGTTCCCATCATATCCCATATCTGTGAAATACCCATCCATACCCATCTTTGAATAGGCTTTAACAGGGACATATCTTTTTTGAATAGGGAATGGCTTATCTGATGTTTGAACAAACTTAACAGCATCTCCACTATCTGGAATATTGTATTTTTTCTTAAACGCTTCTACATCTAGGATCTTTAAGTGCTTTTTCCCATCAGCTAGATCAGAACTACTTTTATTTTGTTCTGGAGTTGGTTCTCCCGCACCCGTTGCCAACCACAAAGCATTGACCTTTAAATATTTTGCAGCTCTTAATAAATTTTCACCTTCCATCTTTTTTGATTTTCCTGATAGCCAATCACTAACAGAAGGTGGCTTTACACCAACAGCTCGAGCAAGATCAACCCCCTTAATTTTCTTAGGTGGCAAAACTTCCATAGCGTATTTAAGGCGTTCAGCAAGAGTATTCATAAAACCATCCCTACATTGTTAGGAAATCCTAACATAAATTAAATTAGGTATTCCTATTGATTTAAAATAAGGAATGCCTAATAATATGTTAATAATTTAGGAGCACACTATGAACGACGCCGATCTCATAAAGGCTCTTGGTGGAGTGAATGCTGTGGCAAGACTTCTTGATATCACAGCACCATCGGTTAGTGGTTGGAATGCAATTCCTTTAGACCGAAAGATTCGTTTAGCTGTTATTGCAGAAGATCTAGGAATTGCAACACGGAAAGAAATTTTTCCAGACGATTATCAAGATATCTGGATTGAACTCAGACCACGTAGAAAACCAAGTAAGCAACTTAAACAATTAACCGCTTAGGAACTAAACCATGAGCAAAGTATCAACCGAATTGAGTGCAAGTGCGAGAAATAGCATTACAAGGGTTTTACGCATTCTTGCAAACAGTAATAACTCCCAGATTGCTGAAAAGTTGGGGCTAGATCCAACTACATTTTCAAGATTTAAAAATGACAAGAAAAACAATGGCTTGTCAGATATTGAGAATGTTTGCGCAATGTTGGATTTGCTTGAATTAAAAATCGTACCGAAGAAATACAAGTTAATTCATAAGGAAAAGTTGGCAGCGCTTTTGAATCTATCAAAGGCTTATATGGGACGCCTAGGTTCAGTCGACGATCTTTTTCAAGATGACATTGAAGACTTTGGAATTAATGAAGAACTCGGATATTAAAAAACCGCTTCCTGCGCGAACAGGTTAGCGGTCACGTTCAATCGGAGAAGGACCAAATGAACTATTCAATATTAGCAGAAACAGTAGAGAAGGGGAACTAGATGAGTAAAACCACTTTTAAATTTATTCAGTGGTACGAATCTAAGTACCCTGAGTTTGTAAATCGATATGGAGCTTTAAAACGCTTATATGACTCTGATTTAGATAGTTTCTTCATTGAAGAAATTGATGAGCTGTATAAGGAATTTAAGCAAGGTGGTGTTGTATGAGCTTATACACCACAGGTCATCCGGTTGTAGACAAAATTGCCAGCCTCAATATTGAAGGCAATGTCATTCCTGCTAATTGGTTTAATACTTTCAAATTGGAAAATGGAAAGCCCGATACAAATGCGGTCATTTTGCTTTCAGAAATTGTTTATTGGCATCGTCCGACTATTGTCCGTGATGAAGATTCTGGGCATATCGTTTCGGTAAAGAAAAAATTCAAAGCTGATTTATTGCAACGCTCATATCAGAGTCTAGCAGATCAATTTGGGTTCTCAAGGAAGCAAGTTAAAGAAGCATTAGATCGTCTTGAAAAGTTCGGCGTGATCAAGCGTCACTTCCGCTCTGTAGATGTAAATGGTCAAAAACTTAGCAATGTTTTGTTCATTGAATTAGTTACCCATGTTCTCTTTGAAGTGACCACCCTCCTAACTTCTACGGTAGGACCCTCCTCACTTGAAAGTCATGACCTCCCACCCTACAGGGAAGACCCTCCCCACCTGGAGGGTG